AGCGTCGACACATCAAGTGCAAAAATCCACAGTTTTTGCAAAGTAACTTCAAAGAACCAACATAATGTAGAAATGTCGTTTCACTTTACGACAAAAAACAACAAAGGAGGTGCATTATGGCAACAACAAAGAAGGCAACTACCAAGCGCAAGAGTACTAAGAAAGCCACAGCACGAACATCTTCAAGAAGTATTAATTCTGTCGAGAAGAGATGGAAAGAGGATGGCGAATTAGGGGCACTAGATGCCATGATTAAAAAGTACGCAAAGATGATTGATTTAACTGATTCCAGCAGAGATTTAAAGCCTCTTTGCTCAGGAATGATTGAAGCAATCGAAAGAAAGAACGCTCTTGAAGCGGCAAAGGGCGAAAAAACTGCGGCACAAGCTCCTGTGTTTAAGATTTTAAAGGCAGCCAATGGAGAATAAGTTTGGATGCCAGGAGCCAACCTTCAGGTGGTCAGCTCCATACAACAAGACTGAGGGTTGCTTCGCAAGTCAATTGTCAGCCGCTTATGATTTGGTGCCACATCAATGGCAAGACCTAGTATTGGATGACTGGTTAGCAGTTGATGAAAACGGCATATTGATAAATCATACCTGTGTTTTGATGGTTCCACGCCAAAATGGTAAGACTGGCGTGTCTGATCCAAGAGAAACATGGGGATTAATCAAACGAGGAGAAAGCATATTACATACAGCTCAAGAATATCAAACAGCTAAGAAAGCGTTTGATAGATTGAGAGCCAAGTTTGGTGAAAAAAGGAATGATCCATTTGCGAAATATCCAGAGCTAAATGCTATGGTTCAAAAATATACTACATCAGCCAATCAAATGATTCTTGATTTGAACAATGGCGCACATATCGAATTTAGAACTCGAGGAAATGGTACAGACGTAGGTCGAGGCGGTACATTCGATTTAGTTGTAGTCGACGAGTCGCAGAGCTATACAGAAGCACAAGCTGAAGCTCTAGCGCCTTTAAATATTTCTGCTCCTACAGGTAGTCCACAAACAATATTGATGGGAACTCCACCAACGCCGGAAGCAATGCACAAAGGCTTTATTTTGGCCAAAACAATCCAAGAGATTAGAGCTGATAAGCCTATAGGTTCATGTTTACATCAGTGGTCAGCTGATGAGGTCGGAGATGTGAAAGACAAGAGCAGATGGTATAGATGCAATCCGTCATTAGGTTACAATCTTTTGATATCCGGCCTTGAAAAAGATGTCAGAATGATGACAGACGATGGATTTGCAAGAGAGCACTTGGGCTATATTGCAAATGTGCTTGAGAAGAAGCAAGATTTTGCAATTAATCATGCTATGTGGCAGGCTTGCAAGTCGGAAAGAGAACGCCCAGCACAAGGCAAACAAGCCTATGGCATCAAGTTCTCGTCAGATGGCTCTACAGTTACTCTTTGTGGAGCGATAATCGATTCTGAAGGATATGCAAGAATATCCTTAATCGAGCAAAAAGAAACCATATATGGCACAAACTGGCTTGCTGATTTTTTGAATCCAAGATATCAAACAGCATCCTGTGTGGTTATTGATGGACGAAATGGTGTAGATGTTCTTGTAGACAAGATTGCTACAACATGGCTCATGAAAGGCTCAATTATACGTCCTAGCGCGAAGGATATGATAGCAGCAGTATCAACTCTGACTAATGAATTGGCAGAGAAGACAGTAAGCTGGTATGCTTTGCAGACACAACTAAATGATAGTGCGATGACATCCGTCAAAAGACCGATAGGTGCAGGCGGTGGATATGGATTTGGAGGAGAAAACCCAGAACCCATTGAAGCTTGCGCACTGGCTCTTTGGGGATGCAGAAATAGTAAAAGAGAACCAGGAAGAAAAATGAGGATAGGCTAATGGAATTAAAAATTAACCCAGAAGGGATTGCAAATTTCCCACAAGCAGAGATTGCAAGATTTCAACAGCTCTTGGAAGTCTACAAGGCACATGATTCTGCAAATCAGACTAAAGAGAAATACTATGAAGGTAAAGTGACACTAGGTGATGTCAATATTGGAATAGCACTTCCAAAGGATTTCACCAACCTTAAGATTGGATGCGAGTGGGCGACTAAAGCGGTAGATGTTTTAGCAGCGCGTTCGATGTTTGATGGTTATGTGGGAGTAAAGGGCCAAGATAACGATGTTCTTAATGAAATCGCAAAGGCAAACAGGCTTGTAACAACTTATAAAGCAGCTTGCAAAGACGAGCTCAAGTTCGGGTGCACTTTTGCAACACTGTCAGCCGACGAGAAGATTAAATGCAAAATCAAATTTCATTCGCCACAGACAGCGGCAGCTCTTTGGAATGGAGAGAAGGATAGAATCGATTGCGGATTCGCTATAATCGATACTCTTCCAGACGAATCAAAAAAAGGAACCTATGTGGCTTCGCACATAAACTATTATACAGACAGCGCTATTTGGGAGCTTATCAGAGGTGAGAACGGATGGGAAGCTACAGAGCATCCTCACAAGATGGGACGCCCTTTGATGGTTGCTTTTGTATGGAATAAGACTTCAGCAAAGCCTTTTGGTAGATCAAGAATCAAAGGCACTGTACGCAGTTTGGTAGATGGACATATTAGAACGGTTGCCAATGCAACAATTGGCCTAGAGTTCGCAACATCTCCACAGAAATATCTGCTTGGAGTAACAGATGAGCAGTACGATGCAATCGTAAATGACAAATTTAAGACCTATGTAGGCTCACTTTTGACTGCAACTAACAATCCCAACAATGGTGAAAAACCTGAGTTTGGACAGTTATCACAGGGCAGTTTACAACCTCACATTGACATGATGAGAATGCTGGCCACTCAGTTTGCAGCAGAGACAGGTCTTTCAGTTACAGATACAGGTGTTATTAACGATGCGAACCCAACATCATCTGATGCAATATTAGCTCAGAGCAAAACGCTTGTCTCACTTGCAGAAGAACTTAATTCAGGCAATGGCGATGTGTTAGAGCTAATTGCTAGAATGGCAATTGCTATTGCAGAGGACAAGACGCTTGAAGAGCTGGATAGCTCTGCTGATGTTATTGCACGCTTCAAGAATCCAGCTATGCCAAATATTGCTTCCACAGCGGATGCGGCAATTAAGCTTGCTGGGGCAAGACCAGCATTTGCTCAAACAGATACATTCTTAGAGATGGTGGGATTCGGATCAGCAGACGTTGCACGAATTAAAGCCCAGGAACAGAGAGCTAGAGGACTGGCTCTTATAGAGGAATTAGATGCAGATATCAACTAAGGATTGGACGAATTATATACAAAAGCTATCAAAGCTTAATTCAACAGCTGCGCAAAAAATGCAAGAGTATATTGCATCTCACGGCTTTGCCGATACAGATGCTATTATCGACTATGCTTATGGTCTTATCACTAAATATGGTGAAGGCTCAGCAGCATTATCGGCTCAGATGTTTGAGACAGTTGCAGAGATGCAAGGCAAGGTAATCGAACCTGCTATTATGGCCCCTACTGCTTCAAGAAATGAAGTTGCTAAGATGGTTAACGGCATCTTGAAAACATCTCAAAATGAGAATGTAATCTCTAATGCTGTAGGGCGCAAGGTTAAGCAGGCGGGAGCTGATACAACTCTTCAAAATGCACTCAGAACAGGAGCACAATTTGCTTGGATTCCTAGCGGAGATACATGCGCGTTTTGTATAGCTTTAGCTTCAAGAGGTTGGCAATATGCCTCCAAAAAGTCTATCAAGAACGGTCATGCCGAGCATATTCATTCGAATTGTGATTGCACATATGCTATTCGATTTGATACCAAGAGCGAGGTTGAAGGTTATAATCCTAAGACATACGAGAAAATGTACTATGGTGCTCAGGATAGAGCAGCAGGGCAAGGGCTTGCTACTGGCAACCAATCCAAGGATGCTATTAATCAGATGCGTAGGGATAAGTACAAGCTTAATGCCGAGAGGATTAGAGAGCAGCATAGACAGGCTTATGCGAAAAGAAAAGAAGCAGCAACTATAACTAGCGAACCATTTAATAATTCACTCAAATATGGTAAAATGTATATAGATGGTGAAGAACTTGTACCGTGTCTCAGAGATAATTCAACAGGACAATTGGTTGACACTTTAGTGGAAGAGGCTAAACGTAGTGAACTAAAGGGTTACAACGAAAAGACTGGATGGTATGTTAATTGGAGCAAGATGCCAAATGAAGCTTCAATTTACAAATTAATGGTAAAAGGTTCCGATGAAATACAAGGCTTGATTGCAATGACGCCAAACCCAGAATATAAAGCTATGTATTTGAACTGGGTAGTATCAGCTCCACATAACAACCCAATATTGCTAAATGGTAAAACAAAGCGATATGAAGGCGTTGGAGGTCACTTAATGGCTATTGCAGCTGAAAAATCAGCAGAGGCTGGTTTTGATGGAGCTGCATATGGTTTTGCTGCAAATGCTGATATAGCAAAATATTACGTCGAAAAATTTGGCGGCACATTATTACCTATTGAACATCCTTATGAAGTGTTTTATAGCGAGAGTGCTATGAAAAAGCTATTGGAGGCTTATAATTATGAGTGGAAAAGATAATATAATCAAAGAACCACCTACAGGGGTATTCTTTGTAGATCCTAAAACACTATCTGGTTACAAGCCAGCAAAAAAGGTTCGCATTCAAGATGCATTAAATTATGCCAATAAGGTGAGAATGGAAGAAAATAGGGATGTAACATTTGAAGAGATGCAGCAATTTGTGAAAAGATAAAGCACTGGTGAAAAGCTGGTGCTTTTATTATGCTTAATTGCGACGTCGCAAGAGAAAAATTATGGAAGAATATGGTCTGGCTGAGATAGATGATTATCCAAGCGAATGGGAATATTGATGCTACTAAGCACTAGGAAATAGCCTAGTGCTTTTATTATGCATAAAATTGGCAACTCGTGCCACAGAAACGAGGAAATTAAACACTCATAGGAGGGAAAAGTAATGCCAGATAACAACGGCGGTACAAACACTGGCGCAAGTGGTGAAGGCGCACAGGACAACACACCAAAGACTTTCACACAGGAGCAGCTTGACAGCATGATTGAAGCTAGGCTCAAGCGTGAAAGAGAGAAGTATAGCGATTACGAGGATTTAAAGGCTAAAGCTCAGAAATATGATGAGCAGGCCGACTCTAGAACTGAACTCGAGAAGGTAACAGAGCAGGTATCTAGCCTTAAGGCGGAACTCGACGCCAAGAACAAAGCTGAGAAAATCAGAAATGTTCGCGAAAAAGTCGCTAAAGAGAAGAATGTTCCAGCTAGTTTATTGACAGCTGAAACAGAAGAGGACTGCGCTACTCAGGCTGATGCTATTTTAGCGTTTGCTAGACCAGCAGGCAGCTATCCAACAGTCAAAGACGGCGGAGAGCCTTCAAACACAGGTGGAAAAGCTTCCACAGGAAAACAGTTTGCCGATTGGGCGAAAAATCAATTGTAATTATTAGGAGGTAGAAGAATGAGTACAGGTGTACCAACCAACAGAACTAATGTTGAATTACCATCAGAAGTAGCAAGCGAGATCCTTGCTAAGGTTCAGGAGTCTTCAGCTGTTATGCAGCTTGCAAGACAGATTAATTTACCAGGTCGCGGAGTAACAATCCCTGTTATCCTTGGCGACGTTGAAGCAGCTTGGGTTGGAGAGACAGGCAAGAGCGCTGTTTCTAACCCTAACGTATCAAAGAAGCAGATGACAGCTTACAAGTTAAGCGTTATCGTTCCTTTCTCAAACGAGTTCAAGAGAGATTTAGAGTCTCTTTATACAGAGCTTGTTAACAGACTTCCAGCAGCACTTGCTCAGAAGTTTGATAAGACTGTATTTGGAGCAGTTCAGGCTCCAGGCGAGAACTTCGATACATTTGCATCAGCAACAGCACAGAACATCGGAACAAACACATACGATGGTCTTGTTGCAGCAGATGGTGATATCGCAGCTCACGACGGTATCACAAACGGCTATGTAATTTCTCCAAAGGGTAAGAGCATCCTCTTATCAGCTAAGGACACAACAGGCCGTCCAATCTTCATCAACAACGTAGCTGAAGGAGCAGTTCCAATGATCCTTGGCGCTAAGACAACAATGTCTAAGGGCGCATACAAGGCAAGCTCTGGCACAGGCACATCAGCAGTACCTGCAACAGTAGGTGTAGCTGGTGACTGGACACAGGCTCTTTACGGAACAGTTGAAGGTGTTAAGATTACTATTTCTGATCAGGCAACACTTGACCTTCAGGATAGCGATAACACTGTTATCAACTTATGGCAGCAGGACATGTTTGCTGTTAAGGCTGAAATCGAAGTTGGCTTCCGCGCTGACGTTACATGTTTTAACAAGCTTACAGCAGCTGGCCTTTAATTGATGGTAAAGTTCATCAATAAGCTCACTGGTACAGAAATGCTGGTAGCGGATGATAGAGCTAAAGAATATGAGGAGGCTGGCCATTTGCTAGCCTCCGATGTTTCTGATAGTGAATCACCAGCAAGTTCTTCAGAGAGTGAGTCTGAATCACTCAGCACATCAGAGAGCGAGTCAGAGTCAGCAAGTTCTTCAGAGAGTGAGTCTGAATCACTCAGCACATCAGAGAGCGAGTCAGAGTCAACTTCTGAAGCCTCTTCTGAAACCGCAACAACACAGAAGAACAAAGGCTCAAAGAACACAAGGAGTAAAGCAGAGTAAAGGAGCTTACTATGGCAGCATACGCAACAGTCACAGACGTTCAAGCTAGAATGGCTGAGACATTATCAGAGAAAAAGCAACAGATGGCCAGCAATTTGCTGGAAGATGCTGCTCTTATGATTGATAACCTTAACGCAGAGGCATCAGCCGAAGCAAAGAAGGTTGTGTCGTGTCGAATGGTTGCCAGAGCTTTGGGAATTGACGATGCTAGTATTCCACTAGGAGCTTCGCAGGCTACTATGTCAGCTTTAGGCTATAGCCAGACATTCACAATGGGAAACGGAACAGCAGGAGAATTGTACATCTCTAAAACAGAGAGAAGCATTCTTAAGGCTGGCGGTAAAATTGGGGCAAAAAGCCCGCTGGAGGATCTATGATTAAAGGCGAAACAGTAATTTTAATCGAAAAGACGGTAACGGGCGAGAACCCAATTGGAGAACCAATTGCGACGTCGCAAGAAGTGCAGGTTGATAATGTGCTAGTAGGTACTCCTAGCACAGATGCAGCAGTACAGGACCTTAATCTATATGGAAAACGCCTTGCATTCGTGCTTGGTATTCCAAAGGGAGACAATCACAATTGGAAGGACACGGATGTTCTTATCAAAGGACAGAAGTTTAGAACCTATGGATTCCCATTAACACAGACAGAGGCTAATGTGCCTGGTCCATGGAACACTCAGGTAAAGGTAGAAGCTTATGAGTAATGCGGTTGTAACACTGAATTATAGCGAAGTAGGCAATCTACTGAAATCTGATGAGGTTATGGCTGAGTTGAATGCTCAAGCTGACGCAATTATTGGTAGATGCTCAGGAAACTATGAAAAGTCTGAATATGTAGGTAAAAAGAGGGCAAATGTAGCCATCATGACTACAGACGAAGAGACGTTCCATAGCAACCTAAAAAACAACGAGCTGCTTAAGGCTCTTGGAGGTAGCAAATGATTGAAAAAACTATAAGAACGTATCTTAAAGGGGTGCTTAGCACACCAGTCGAAGTTGTTAAGCCTACAGACCAAGGCATAACCGAGTTTGTTTTGATTGAAAAAACAGGCTCATCAAGGGAGAACTATATAAACCGAGCTAGATTTGCGATTCAAAGCTATTCTGATACGCTTTATGGAGCTATGTCGCTTAATGAAGCCGTAAAAGATGCTATGTTAGGAGATGGCGTAACCACTTTTGGCATTGCATACAGTTGCAACGTCGCAAAATGCTCGCTTAATAGTGATTACAACTATACAGATACAACAACCAAACAATACCGATATCAAGCGGTGTTTGATTTAGTATATTAGGAGGTAGAAAAAATGTCAGTAGATTCTAATAAGGTATCAACAGGCAAGCCAGCGGTAGGCGGCGCTATCAGTCGTGCACCACTCGGCACAACATTGCCAACTGATGCAACAGCAGCTCTCGATTCTGCGTTTGTATCTCTTGGACATGTATCTGAAGACGGAGTGACTAATTCAAAGTCTATCTCTACATCAGATATCAAGGCTTGGGGCGGCGCTATTGTGTACTCTACACAGACAGAGAACACAGATAAGTTTAAGTTCAAACTTATCGAATCAAGAAACGCCGATGTCCTCAAGACTATCTACGGTACAAACAATGTAACTGTAGATAACAGCGGAAACATCAAGGTTGATGTAAAGCCAGATGATTTTGAGTCATTCGCATGGAATATTGACATGCTTATTTCAGGAGGAAAGAAGCGCATTGTCATCCCTAACGGCAAGATCACAGAACTTAGCGATATCGTTTACAAGGATGACGATGTAATCGGCTACGAGGTAACTATTACAGCTGCTCTTGTAGAAGGTTGCTATCATCACGAGTATATTGATCTCGCTAGTTCATCAAGCGGAACATCAGCAACAGCATAAGGAGGCTATATGTTAGAGGGCATTTTAGGAAACAATGAGAATATAATTACTGGCACAACAGAGTCAGGCTTTAACTACAAAATCGACAAGAGCATTTTGGCTGATTGGCGCATTGTAAAGCTCTATGCAGAGCTTCAGGAGCTGTCAGATGTTGGCGACGATGATGGAGAAGATGCACTTAAGTTCATAGGAATTATGGCTAAGATTGAGGCACTCTTATTCAAGGATAAGGGCAAGGCATTCGAAAAGCACATTCTGAAGAACAACAACGGCCTCGTTGCACCAGTAGTTGCGATGAAGGAATTAATGGAGATTTTAAAGAGTTCAAAAGAATCAAAAAACTCCTAGCCCTCGCCAATATGCTCATTGAGGATGAAGATGCTCTCATCTGCGATATGGCAGAGACGTATAACATCTATGATATTGGGTCGCTATCTCCTTTGCAGGTAGCGACCTTTGCTATTGGTTTGAGGGATAATTCACGAATCAAAATTAAAATGACGGAATCGAAAATAGATTTAGATAGGCTGATGCTTGCTTCAATTGTTGACAGGTTATCCATTCTACTTTGGAGACAAACTGAAGACGGAAAGAAAGGAAACAACCCTCCGAAACTTTTAGTCCAGGCTTTAACCAAAGATAGAGAAGAGGAAGAGTCAAACGCAAAAGAAATAAAGTCATTTGCGACAATTGAAGAATTTGACGAAGCCTTAGCTGCTTACGATTCCGCCCATAGAAAGGAGGGTTAAAATGGCGTCTGAAATTGCTAAAGCGTATGTCCAACTTGTACCATCAGCCAAAGGGTTTGGAAGTGGTATTAAAGCAGCTATCGGTGGCGACGTTACTTCGGCAGGAGAATCGGCTGGAGCTGATTTTGGCGGAAGTATGGTGTCTAAAATGAAAGGTGTTATTGCGGCGGCTGGATTAGGAGTTGTCGTTAAAGAGACATTGGAAGCTGGCGGAGCTTTGCAACAGTCTTTTGGTGGACTTGATACGCTTTATGAAGATGCGAGTGCAGCAGCCAAACAATACGCTAGAGAAGCTGCTTCGGCAGGTATCTCCATGAATGATTATGCTGAACAAGCTGTATCATTTGGAGCTGCTCTTAAATCTGCTTTTGGTGGCGACACGGCAGCAGCGGCAGAAGCTGCTAATCAGGCTATTTTAGATATGACCGATAACTCAGCTAAGATGGGTACTGCAATAGATTCCATTCAAAATGCTTACCAGGGCTTTGCTAAAGGTAATTACACCATGTTAGACAACCTTAAGCTTGGCTATGGTGGCACTAAGACAGAAATGGAACGCCTACTTGCTGATGCTGAAAAGCTTCACGAGGAAGCCACTGGCGAAGTTACACATTATGACATCGACAATCTTGGAGATGTCTATAGTGCAATCCACGATGTTCAAACAGAACTTGGTTTGACCGGTGTTGCGGCAGACGAAGCAAAGTCAACCTTTACAGGTTCGATGCAGACAATGAAAGCTACAGCAACAAACCTTATGGCTGACATCTCAACAGGTGCAAGTCCTGAAGTTATCATGGAGGACTTAAACACCTTATTTGAGTCGGTCAAGACGTTTGTATTCGATAATCTAGGAACAATGGTAGCGAGCATCGTTGAATCACTGCCTACTATGTTAGAAGGCATTGCGAACATGCTCATGACAGAAGTGCCTACGATGATTGAGAACTTGTTCAGCCAAATAAGTGCGTTAGGAGATAGAATACCTGAAATGTTGGCCAAGCTGTTGCCTAAGATATTATCGTTTACAGATAATCTTAGAGCTAATGCTGGACATTTGGTTGATGTTGGTTTGGATATGATCCTAAACCTTGCACAGGGTATCATCCAGTCACTTCCTACATTGATTGCTTACGTTCCTCAGATTGTCACTAACATTGCCAATATTATCAATGATAATTTTCCAAAGATCCTCGAAACAGGATGGGAACTTATCAAAATGTTAGCTATAGGATTGATTGAGGCTGTTCCGGCTCTCATAGAGAATATGGGAAACATTTTAGAGATGCTCATAGCTGTGATTAGAGCAATCAATTGGCTCAATATGGGTAAAGAAATTATTACCTTTATCGGTGATGGCATTAAGCTTTTGGCAACCAATATCCCTACGATTCTTAAGAGTATTATGACAAGCGGAATCAATGCTATTAAAGCAATCAATTGGGGTGCGGTTGGACGGGCAATTATCAATGGTATTGTTGCAGGTTTAAAAGCTTTAGGACATCTTATAAAGGACTTTTTACTTGGCATTGCACAAGACGCTCTTGATTCAATCAAAGAGTTCTTTGGCATCAAGTCGCCATCACGAGTTATGCGTGATCAGGTCGGCAAGATGATTCCTGCGGGTATGGCAATTGGTATTGAAATGAATGCTGATGCTGTAACTGACGCGACAAAGAAAATGTCTGCTGAAGTATTAGAAGAGGCTAAGGTCGATATTAGTAAGTTTAATCCAGAAACTGACGAAAAGAAGCCTGAAGGCTCTGTAATATACAATCAGACAGTTAATGTAACAACAACAGATAATTCTCCAGATGAGATTGCAAGAAAAACGCGTCTTGAGTCACGCTGGGGACTTATGACAGGAGGTGCCCTTGGATAATTTATTAATTAAGATCGTGCGCGAATCTGACGGTAAAAAATTCGAGATAAGCAACTCTCATGACTGGGTGGTTGTTAATAATGGACTTGAGGGATTTGGAGAAGTTTCCAATTCCCTTGGGTTTACAGATAACGCATATACGGATGGCGGTATTATCACAGATGAACATGTCACTAAAAAAGACAGAACTATCAAAGCGGGATATCGTCACGACAATATTGCAAATGCAAAGCAGAATGCAGATTCGTTTTTTAATATCAAAGATACATACAAGGTTATCGTTACACACGGCCTTAAAAACGTATTTGCGAGAGGAAAGATTGAAAAGTATATCTGCAAACCAGTCAATCTTGACAACGGAAAGCTAGAGCTTGCAGTTACATTCTTATTTCCAAATCCTTTTTGGAAATCAGTTGATGATTTTGGAAAGAATATAGCAGCTCTTAGAGGCATGATTGCATTCCCTTATTTATGCTCTATCTCTGGTGGAGTACAAGGAACTACGGGGGGCATATTTAACTATGCAGCCAAAACAATCCTTGTAAATAATGGCGACACGGCAACCAAGTGCAAAGTGATCATCACAGCTGATGGTGAAGTGTTTAATCCGAAGATCATCATCAATGGAGAATATGTAAGAGTGCTTGACACGCTTGAAGCTGATGACAAGATAGAAATGGATTTTGAGGCACAGCCACCAACGGTCAAGAAGAATGGTGTTAATTGGGTAGGCAAGTGTGATAGAACCAGCGCATTTCAATCTATAATCCTTGCAAGAGGAGATAATGAGATTGAATATGCAGCAGATAATGGTAGCTCACACATGAATGTTACTGTCTACTACAACAAGCAATATGAGGTAGTCTAATGAGCAAAAAGAAAATTGAAATAATGGGCCTAGACTCAGATTTTAATATCGTGACCTTGTTAGAGTATTCCAATTTGCAATGGCGTAGAAAGTATTATGAGCCTGGCACGTTCTCAGTAGTTCTACCTGCTAGTCAATACAGCGAAGATATCAAGTATATCTATTCAAAGGATAGACCAGAGGTAGGAGAAATTACCCAAGTCAACTATTATTTCAAAAACGAAGGACCTATGTTTGCTCTATCAGGATATTTCCTCGAGAAGCAGCTAGATAGACGAATCGTTTATCCAAACGGCATTGGTAACATCACTAATGCTCCAAGCTGGGTTAGCCAGTCGGGAGCGGCAGAGGATGTTGCCACTGCCTTTTTTGATGCGTTCAAGGATGTGGAATACACGGTTGATAACGTGCAAAAAGAAAGTCTTCTTGGAATTGCGACGTCGCAATCACAAGGGCGAGGCCATTACTCAGAACATGAGCGTGGCGAAGAGTATTTAGGCTCAAAGATATATACGATTTTAAAGCCATCAGAAATGAGCTACAGAATTGTATATGACCATATTAATGCTACAACTACATTTGAGTGCTGGAAGGGGCACGATAGGACGCAAGATAATGAAGATGATGAGAACCCAGTTATTTTCTCAACAGCCTTCGGTAATCTTGTTAACCCAAACATTGTGCTTAGCGGTAGCGAGTACAAGAATTGCTACATAGTTAAGCATAGCTACAACGAGAACGACGCTGATGTAGTAAGGCTTATTGCTAATGAAGAAAGAACAGCAAACGACACAGCGGATAGATTCATCAAGGTACAAGCATCAATTAACAAAGAAGACTACGCGACAGATGCTGATTATCTTCAAGCCATGATGAATTTGGGACATGAAGAGCTTATCAAGAATAAGCCAACAATGTCATTTGACTTTGATGCCATGGAAGGCAGCTATGAATATCTTACAGACTTCGATTTGGGCGACAAATGCTCTTTGGAAGTTCCTGAAATTCAATTGTCAGCCGAAGCAATCTTAACCGGTTGCAATGAGGTTATCAAAGCGGGCACATGGAAATTAACGATGGAATTTGAAGTATAAGGAGGTAGAAGATGATAGCTTATCCGCTTGATTCACATGTTACATTCGATTCCGATGGCATACCTGAGTTTGATAGAGCCATTACATCGGCTCCATTTAGAAAATTAATCAAGCAGTTGGTTAAGGAAGGTGTTGACCCAACAAATTCAGCATCCCTTCAGGTATATGCTACAGGAGAAATGACTGTAACAGTTAATCCAGGCTTTGGTGTAGTAGATGGCCTATTGGCTCTCGAAGACGAGTCTAGAACATTAGCTGTCACAGCAAGCGATGG